AAAATATATAGTAAATAATTAAAATTAAAATGGAATTAGGCACAATTAAATATAATATTATATTATAATATTATTATATTTATTTTTTCTGCATTTTATATATTATAGAAATAATATATACTATAGAAAACAAACTATTTAAATAAATAATTATTATCTTATGTATATATATATAGAAATGAAATTCAACCAACTACCAAATGATATTTTAGATTTAATTTTTGAAATGAAAGAGCAAAAAGAGAAGGAAGAAAAAGAAATTAAATATAATAAAAATAAATTTAACTTTGTAATAAAAGAATTAAAAGAAAAACATAAAAATGTATATTATGATTTTTTAGAATATCAGCACCATACATATGCAACCTATGAAGATTATACAGAATATATTAATTTTTCTTATTTAAATCATAGTAATAATATAAGTCAAGCAATATTAAATGAAAAATTAGAATTATATAATGAAGATATAAGAATAAATATGATTACTAAACATAATTATAGTTTTAAGTTAATAAATGCTGTAAAAAAAGAGTATGATAAAAAAAAAAGAAGAATGACTTTTAATAAATTTTATTTTAAAAACTATAACAAAATATTTAATAAAATGATGGAGGAATTAGTAAATTCAATATATGCCTAAAAATAATAAAATGTTAAAAGAAAAAGAAAATAATAAATTATAATTACTATTATATATATGAATATATATAATAATGATTGTTTAGAAGAAATGAAAAATATAAAAGATAATAGTATAGATTTAATTTTTTGTGATTTGCCATACGGTCAAACATCGTGCAAATGGGATTGTAAAATAGATTTAAATTTATTTTGGAAAGAAATAATGAGAATAAAGAAATTAAATACACCAATATTTTTTACTACTACTACTAAATTTGGAGTTGAATTAATTACATCAGCACCTAAAAAATGTTATTTCAGATATGATATAGTATGGGTTAAATCTTCACCAACAGGTTTTTTATGTGCTAAAAAAATGCCTATGAGAAAACACGAAATGATTTATGTATTTTATGAAAAATTACCATTATATGATTTATCTTCTCATAAACATAAATTTATAAAAGAAGATGTTAAAAAAGAAAAAGATAATAATAATAATGAAGAACAAATATATAATAAAGAAGATTGCTACCAAAAAAATAAAACCGATGATAGTTTAAGAAAAGGTTATAGAGATAAAAGATATAATCCAGCATTACCAACAAGTATGTTAGAAATTAAAAGCACAAAAGGAAAACATTCAACAGAGAAACCAGTTGAATTAATGGAATGGATTTTAAAATATTATAGTAAAGAAGGAGATACTATTTTAGATCCTACTATGGGTAGTGGTTCAACAGGTATTGCTTGTAAAAATATGAATAGAAAATTTATAGGTATTGAAATGAATAAAGAAATATATAATATTGCATTTGAAAGATTAAATATAGAAATGCCTAAAAATAATAAAATATAATATAGAAATAAAAATTAAAATGGAATTAGGCACAAATTTAAAAAATATAAAAAATTATACTTTTTAAATTCTATTTACTAAAATTAAAATGAATATTATATATTATAGAAATTCTATTTTATAATTACTTAAACAAATAATTATTATCTTAGGTAAGTATATATATATTATAGAAATGGAAATAAAATATAAAGTAAAAGAAAATTTTTATAAAGATACAAATAAACAAGTTTTAGAATTATCTTTAAAAGAAATTGAAAAGAGCAATATTACAACTTATAGTGAGTTTTATAAAGGTTCTGACTTTGTAAAACCTTATTTTGATTTTGATATATCAAATGTAAAAGATAAAAATATATATAATAAAACAAGAAATAAAATAAAAAATGATTATTATGAAATTATTAAAGATACATTTGAAGATAGTTTAAATGATAATTTTACTAATGATACAAGAAAAGAAATAATTAATAATATAGATATTGCTATTAGTGAAAGTTCATATTATAATGCAGAAAATGACAATAAAATTAGTATTCATTTTGTTGTATGTGGTTTAAATTTAAAAGCATCTGAGATTGTTCCTTATTGTAATGATTATAATTATACTGAAGATAAAATTCCTTTTTTTGAATATTTTGAAGGTTTAGATACATCAGTTTATAGAGCAGAAGATAAAACAGGAAATATGAGAATGATTAATATGAATAAACCTAATAAAAAAACTAAATTAAAACCTGTAAATTATAAAGATGATATAACAAAACATATTATACAACATTTAATAGATGGTTCAACTGAATATAATAAAATTGTTATAGATTGGAAAGCAACAGAAAAAAAAAACAATGAAAATATAATAAATGAAAAAAGTTTATTATATGAAAAAAATAATAAAGATATTTATCATTTAGATGATTATGAAAAAAGATTTTTATATATTATAGATCCTAATCAATATTATAGTTGGTTTAGGGTATGTATTATTTTAAGATCATTAAATTGTAATATGTCTGTATTTTTAAATTGGTCTTCTACAAGTCCAAAATATAAAATGTTAGAAAATGAGAAATTATGGAATAATTGCAAAATTGTAGAAACTGTCGGAATTGGTAGTTTATATTTTATGGCGAATTCTGAAAAATACGGAAATCCTGCGGAATATAAAAATATAATTGAAAAAAAGAATTATAATAAAACAGAAAAGAAAAATAAAGAATTATATAAATTTGTAATTCCTGAATCTGAAATAAAAAAATTACTTGAAAATTGTGATAATGATGATATAGATATAAATAATATAGAAAGTTTAATTAATGCTTCAAATTATGATATGAAAGATGAACTAGTTAATTATTATAAATATAAACCAATATTAGAAAATATAATAGAACCTGATAAAAAAATTAATGTAAAAAAATTAGATATTATGGAAAATAATAAAGTAATAAAAAATATTATTGATGAATGTCCGAATAAAAAATATATAATTATTAAATCAGATACAGGAACAGGTAAAACAACATCTATGTTAAATTATTTTGAAAAAGAACAAGAACAAAATAAATTTTTATCTGTAGTTTCTAGGATATCATTAGGAGAATCACAATATAAATTAATTATTGATAGAGATATTAGAATTAGAATGTATAATAAACATAAATTAGTAAATGAAGATAATATTATTATACAATTAGATAGTATATGTAATAAATTATATAAAATAGATTATACTAAATATGTTATATATTTAGATGAATTTAGTAGTATATTAGAGCATTTGCATAATTCAACTACATTAAATGATAAACGGGTTGGTGTATATAAACGATTTTTAAAAATATTAAGAAATTGTAAAAAATGCGTTATGGTAGATGCTGATATAGATGATATATGTATTAGATTTATAAAAGCATTATCTAATGATGTTTATTTTATTGAAAATACATATTTAAATAATAAAGGTGTTGAAGCGGATGAGGTTGAAAATTATGAAGATATAATAAATAAAATGAAAGATGATATTTCAAAAGATGGTTTTTGTTGTTGTTGTGATTCTAAAAATGTAGCAACTGATGTATATAATAATTTAATACAAGATAATCCAGAATTTAAAGATCAAATTTTATTAATTACAGATGAATATGTCGGATATATTGATATGGATAGTGTAAAATGTATTATATATTCTCCTAAGGTTATTTATGGAATTGATAGCACTATTAAAAGAAATGTATATTGTATTTATAAAGAACATACTATATCACCTAAAGCAATGTATCAACAAATTAGCAGAACAAGAGATATTAAACATTTATATTATTATTTTCAAAAAAAAAAGTTTCAATATGGATGGTATGCAAATCTAAAAGAAATTGAAAATGAATTTAATGAAGCATTAGACTATTGTAAAGATATAGTAGAATTTGAAGATGAAGATAATTTTACAAAAAATTTATATTGTGATACTTTAAAATATTATAAGTGGAACGAAGACGCATATAAAACAAATAAATTTAGTCATTTATTAAATATATTAGAAAATAAAGGGGTTATACATAAAAACCAAGTATTAAAATTAAATAATAAAAAAGTATTTTTAGAATACCAAAAAGCACAAAGACAATTAACATTAAATAATTTTGATCCTGATAATATATTTGTTAAAAAACAAAATGAAAAATTTTTAAAAATGACACAAGAAGAAGTTATAAAATATAAAGAATTATTTTTAGATAATTATAAATTATCAGCACATTTTTATTTTTGTAAATACTTTTTTAAAGATATTGATTTTGTTGATGAAGTTCAAAAAGTAAAAGATTTTAATATAAATAAAATTTCATCAAGTGTATATAAATTATATTTTCTTAATAAAATACAAAATTTATTTAATCTTAAAAAAAATAATATAAGTATTGATATAAAACAAAATTATAATTTAAGTTATAGTCAATTAAAAAATTTAGATAATGAATATAATATTATATTTAAATTAAAAGATAAAAATGCAACTTTTACAAATCCTCAAGGTGTAAATTCTATTATTGCGAAAATGTTTAGGTCTTGTTTCGGTGGTGATAGTTTAATTACAACAAGAAAACAAATAAATAAAGTTAGAACATATCAATATTCATTTAATGATAAATATTTTGAATATCATATGAATATATATAATATTAGAAAAGTTTTATATAATCAAAGAGTTCAAGAACAACAAAATAGTATTAATCCAAAAATTAAATATTTTGATTGGATTAAAGATAAATTTATACCTGAAGAAGTATTTTATGATACAGATGAAGAAGAATATAATATTTTAGATAAATAAAATATATATAAGAATAAAATTATTATCTAATATAAGTATATATATTATAGAAATGAGTATCCAATTAGAAATAATTGAAAAATATGAAAAATTAAAACAACAAAGAAAAGATGCAAATAAAAGATATGTTTTAAAAAATCAATCTTCTGAAGATTGGAAACAAAAAAGAAAAGAATATTATGAATTAAATAAAGATAAATTAAGAGAAAAAAGCAGAAATAATTATAATAAATATTATGAAAATACAAGTAATAAAGAGAAAAAAAAAGAATATTATGAAAATAATAAAGAGATGATTAAAATAAAAAATTCTTATAACTATTACAAAAATAAGAATACTATTAATATATTTATAGAAAAATATCCTGATAGATTTAAAAAATTACAAGAAATAAATTATGTATAATATTAATATATGAGTTATTTATATTTAAAAATGTTAAATAATAAAAGTTTTTTAGAATTATTAAAAGAATATATTAAAAGTTTAGAAGAAGAAGAAGATTATTTTACTGATTCAGATTCAGATTATGAACCTGATACAGATACAGATGATGATTAATAATTTTATTTTTAATTTTAAAAATAAATTTATATATTTATACACTTACTACAACTGAACCATCTTTAGAAATCATAATTTTTCTATTATGTGCTACAAAATTACACCATAATTTATCTTTAGAACCTGTAGCATCATAATTACACATAATATTAAAATCTTTATTTCTTGCATCATATACTCCGCCATTTTTCGCAAATTGCCTACCTAAAATAAAATTCTTTTTATGTTTGGATAAACTCAAAGGCATTATATTAGCACTTCTTAGTGCTTTTTCTATACCTAATAAATGAGTTCCAACAGTCGCAGGAGAATTATTATTCATATTACTTACATTAATAGGTCTTTGCGGTTGATTCTTTTCATAGAAATACTGATAATCTCGCATACCATCATATATACCAACTACACCTGATCTAGTGGATTTATCACCAGTTGAAATAATATATGTATTAGATGCAGAAACTTTAGTTAATGCTGAATAATTAGTAGTATCTGTAGGAACTGATAAAATACTAAAACATCTACTATTTTGAATTGGTAATCTCATATTTAAGACTACATCACCTTTTAATGCTGAATATCTATAATTTTGAACGCTGTTAATGTCATATACAAATTTGCCCTGTTCGTTCATTGCTTTCATTATCATATTTTCAATATTAGTTTTTAATTTTACTGATTGGACTACTAAATCAACATTAGAAACGGTAAAAGTTGGAGTTAATGCGGTTGCTACACTATATAATTCATCAAATAAAAAGTAATTATCATCTATATCAAAACCCGAATCATTAGTCATAGTTTCACTTAAACTAATTTCTACTAGTTTTTCATCTGTAGCATCATTATCAACAATAGATATACCGCCTACTTTTGGTTCATATTCAGAACCATCCGCTTTTTTTTCAAATTTAGTGAATCCACCTAATTTATCGTGTTTAGTTAAATTAAATCTACTACCAATTCTTACAGGTATATTATTTACTTCTAACATATTATTAATAGTTGCTTTAAAATATATATTATCTACATCATCGCCATCTTCTAGATCGTCTCCTGCTTTATTTTTTCCGTAAAATTGTAATCCTCTTTTATATGTTGTTCCAGATTGATAATAATTAGTAGTTTCTAATATTTCATAAGGTATAACATTATCTTCTAATGTAATATTTACAGTTAGACCACCTAATAAAGCATTAGGTATAATATGATCTGAACCAAATAAACCCGTATGTAATCTTAATGAAACTTTTGCTTTACAATAATTATCATTACTAAAAGAACCATCAGCAGTATTTAAATAATATGGATTAGTTTTACAATCATTATAATCAGGTTCTACTCCTGCATCATCTACATTATTTAATAAATTTTTATTAATTGGAATACATCCTTCAGTTTGTCCTCTTCTTTGTCTTAAAATTTCATTATCTTCATAGTCGTAAATAATACCAACATATTTATTATAGTCAGTAATCTCCTCTACTAACGTTTGATTATTATTACAATATATGGATATATTTTTAATTAATACTTGACCTCCTAGTTTATGGTCTAATGATAGTCTTGTATTAGCATCTCCTGTAATAGTATTTTGAATTTTAACTTCAAAATTTAAATATGTATTTTTTGGATCAATAAATTCAACACTTTCAGGAATTTCTATTTTAATTAAATTACCTGCTCCATATTCTAAAGATTGGTCTGAGCGCACAACCGTGCTTACTTGTTCGCCTATATCTACTTTATTATCGGGGCTCCAATATGACATTTATTATATTATATATATATAATCTATATAATATATTTTTTTTAATAAAATAAAAAATAAATTTCAATTATTTAATTTAATATGATTGAGTTTGTATTGTAGGAATTACTCCAGCAGTTTGAGCGGTTGCCTGAAGTGTAGGTGCTTGAATTTCAGGTTTGTCTTCTGCTGCTTTTGCTGCTTCTTTTTTTGCTTCATCTTTTTTTATTTCTGCACCTCCTGTAAATAATCCGCCTATTAAATCCGCTACACCTCCTATAACTTGTAAGGGAACACCAACAACAGCACCAACACCAGTCATATCTAAAGCAGTTCCTAGTGTTTCTGCTCCGCCTCCAACTATAGAAGCAACATTTCCGACTCTTTCGGCACCGTTCATTCTATGCCATCCTCCGTGCTCGTCTGACATTATACCCATTGTTAATCCTGCTAATCCTGCAGCACCACCTGCCAAACTTCCAAGTTTTCCTGCTGTCTCTTCTGATATTTCCATTGATGATGCTATTTTAGATCCTATACCTCCAGTTTTTTTAGATCCTGCTTCGTCTAAACCTGCTTCAAGTGCTCCTACTTGTGTTTTAGGTTCTTCAACAGGTTCTGCTTCTCTTACTTCATCGCCTTCATCTTCTTTAGCACTTTGCTGTGCTTGTTGTTGTGTTTGTGGTCCTTGTTGTGGTCGTTCTTCTTCGGGTTGTGCTGTTGCTTGTGGTCTTGGATTGTCTGCGTGTCCTAATGGTTGTGCTGAATCACCACTTAATGCAATACTAGGTTCATTCGCACCAGGAATAGGCATATTATTTATTCTATCTTTAGTTCCTTGTTCTACTGCTGATTCTACGCTAGATCCTAATCTTTGTGCTATTCTAGCAGATTTTCTACCTTTACTAAATGTAGCATAATTTTTAAATGCTCCACCAGTTCCAACAATAGATTTACCTGTTAAAATAGTATCTTTAATAGCATCCATATCAGTTGTTGATTCTGCCTGACCTGTTGCTTGTTGTCTTCTTAATTGCATAGTATCATTTATATTTCTAATATTTCCTACAGCATCGTTATAATTACTAATATAATTATTTGATTGTGCTAAAGCATTACTAACTCCGTAAAGATCCATTATTTTTATTATATATATATATATAATTTATAATAAAAATTATTTAATAAAATTTAATTTTATTTAATTCTTTTATTGAATGATATCCAAGCGTGTGCGGGGTTTTCATCAAGACGTAAATATAAAAAACTATAAGGTTCAAAATTTATTGCTTCATTATATAGTCTTAAAAATTCTTTATCACCTCCAAACATTGGAGCATATTCTTCAGTTATTTTATTTAGTTCATTATCATTATTTTGTTTTGTTATAATTACACTTGTAGCATTACTCCGAATAATAGGTGATAAAGAACGAAATGCCTGTGTTGTTATGCAGTAAAAAATGTTGTAATGTCTAAAGCGAGAGGCAAGAAAGCTCAGTTCGTTGTTTTTTTTGAATCCTGTTGAGAGGATGTCGTCTGCGATCAACGCTAAATGTGGCATTTTAGAACGATCACCGAATTTTTTCTGTTTTTCTATTATTTGTTTAATCATACCATCACTATATTCTGATTTATATTCAAATGTATCCCTCATAAACCTCATTGTATAATCATTTAATATTGTATTTGAAATTACGAGCAATTCCTGAAAATAGTCAGCACCATAAAAAGACGGATTTAAAAATAAATTACTAATTATAGTTGATTTTCCACTTTTTACACTTCCTATAATTAATAAACAACTACTATAAGGATTTGGTAAAGGTTCAGGATAAGGTTTTAAAATCATTTCTTTAGGATCTTTAACTTTTAAAATTTTTAATCCTTTTGTATCTTTTTTATCTTTAGTTTCCATTATATTATATTTTTAGATAATAAAAAAAAAATATCTATAATAAATATATAATTATGCCTACTTTGAAAACAGTTTCCATAGATAAAAATGGATACATAAAAGTAATTGAAAAAGAACCTGAAGTTAAACCTAGTGAAATATTTGAAGGTATTAAAGATAAAAAAAAGAAACCAAAAAAAAAACCTACTAAAAAGAAACCTAAAAAGAAACCTAAAAAGAAAAATGATTGTGGATGCAAATAATGCCTAATTCCAATTTAAATTTAATTATTACTATATATTTTATTATTTTTAGGCATTTTTTAATGCCCGTTATCTAAACTTTTACAGTATGTTTCCCATAATCTTACACATCTATTTAAATCAGGACACCAACTAAAACCACACGAAACACAGCACCCGTATTCATCATAAGGATTTGGAGGTTGTCCTATTATATCAACAATTTGAATAATTCCAAATATTAAAAGTTCTTTAATCATATATATTAATATTATATATATTATTAATTACCATAAAAAATTATAACTCCAATAATTTGCAGTATCTTTTAATTTATATGTTAATTGTCCTTGTTTATTTTTAATTCCTGCTGCTCTTGCTCTATAACTTCTTCTTTGTTCTTTTGTTGCTGTTCCGCTTTTCCAATCGTCCATACCTTTATAACCAAATCCTAATTTTTTATATCCTTTTTTATTATTAGATTTTACATATACAAAATATTTATATCTTGAATTTGTTTTATTTTTCCAAGGTTTATATAATATTGGTTTTCCTTCTTTTGTTAAAGGCATTTTATAATATATATTAATATTATATATATTATTAAATTTAAATAATTATAATTTATTTATAATAACATTCTACTCTTCCATCTTTTAATATTGCGTGTCTTTGTAATTCTAACCAGCAATTTTGCGTATATACTTTACTTCTACTAGTATAATTCGCATATTGATTATTATCTATACTAGTATTTTCAAATTCTACATCAATACCATTGCTATTAACTCTAGAACCATCTAATTTAGCACATACCCAGAATAATTGACCTGATAAATTATGATTTTCATTACTTACATTACTTAACCAATTCTTTTCTACAGTTGCTTTATCTTGTTTTGAATAATGACCTTTATTAACTCTAAAAACTTTTCCTTCTGCTTGGTAAATATCATCCATTAGTAAAGAATCATTAACTCTGTCAATAGGATATAAATAAGAATCATTATACCTAACATTCCAAATAAAATTAGAATCTTTAATATCGCTACTTCTTGTTCTCATACTTCTAAATTTATTTAATATAGATAATGATGATAATCTATATATATCATTACTTTTTTCATCAGCAGTAGAACCACCTTTGGTGGTATAAACTCCAATATCTTCTAATCCCATAATGACCTTATTACACATTAAACCAGCACCGCCAACATTACGAACATTTTTAGTAATAATACCACCATATTGTCCCGCAGCATCTGCTGAACCTGTTGCGGTTATAGTTTGTTGAGATAGACGATAATCTAAATAATCCCATTGATATTCTTTATTTTGTGGATCATTTGCATATGCAGTCATTAGTTCAGCATCCATAAAAATATAATCGGCACATAATTTAATTTCACTAGTGTTAATATAACTTGGTCGTGCATTAGCAGCAGCACCACCTGTAATTCTATTCGTATTAAATGGATATTTATTAAAATGAATTTCTATATTTATTTCTTCTTTACACATTAAAAGTGGAAATTGTTTAGATTGAGAAAAGAACGGAAATAATTCAAATAATTTTAGAGCATATACAGATTCATATGTAGATCTTTGATGACCTCTATAATGTTGAATTTGTGTAGGATTAGAAGTAGTTAAAGGACAACCATTATTTAAACTTAAACTAGTGGCTTTATTATTTTCATCTACTATATTTTTATCATATTGATATACTTCGCTTAAATTATACATTTGACCTGTTAAATATTGATTTTTTTCAAAATTTTCTGTAGGTGAATTAAACATAGATTTATAAGCAGAAAAACTTGAAAATTCTCTAATTTCTGAAACTACTTTAGCACCAAATTTTAAAACTACTGTATGAATTAATTGATTTGCACCAATATGAGGAGCAAAAAATCCAATATCACTATTTGAATTATTTTTAATACCAACCATAAGAGCAGAATCTGAACTTAAAAAACCTTTATTTGTTAATGTGAAACGAGCGAAACCTCCATTTTGACTGCCTCCTGTATCATTGATAACAACAGGATCATTAATTTCTGAATCTATCCTCTGTGAATAATCAGTTTCAAACGGTTGTATATTTGCTAAATCTGGAATACCTGACATTATTATATTATATATATATAATCTATATAATATAATTTATTTAATTAAAAATAAAAAATAATTTCAAATTATTTTTATGAAGATTTATCTTTTCAAAATAATTTGAAAATAAATTTAATCTTGAACCGTTAAACCTTGAGCGTTATATACTAAAGTAGATTCTTTATGAACGAAAACAAAAACAGCATTAGGTTGATTACTTGTAAGGTCTAAATCCATCTGAACGCCAAATAAATTAGAATTGCTAAAATCACACGATCCACCTCCCGCATAATCATAATTACAACCTACAGTAAATATTGGTCCTCCGTCCGTCTGTTGATTTAATGAAACACCGCCATTATATCCAGACCTATTACAATTATTACTTGTTAATTGTGTAGATTCATAAAATATTCTTTCACTATCAGTAATAAAAGAACCAAAAGAATTTTTAATATTTGCTGAATCTAATTTATTAATATTAGCATCATTTTTATAATTAGTATCTTGAATATATCTAAGTGGATATCTTTCTCCATTCTTTAAAAATACTATACTTCTAATATTTGCTAAACTATTATTAGAATTTAAAGGCATTGTTATAGCATTACCATCTTTTGCTAAATTATTTAAATCTCCATCTCTTATAAATGATAAAGAAACTGCTTTAACTCTAGATGCTCCTAATTGGAAATTTAATATACCATTAGTAGAATTAATCGTTTTGTAATGTCCTGCAAAATTCTGATAAGATAAAGTTTTATTAGGTGTTTTACTTAACTGTTGAATATCTTGAGGAGTAAGAGGATTAACTTCACAAGTTAATTTTAATTGAGATAATAAATATTGTGCGTTGCTTACATCATTTCCCGCACCTGCTAAATTTTTAGTAGTATCTTGATTAATACAATTATAAAATTGTGCGTCAGAATTTAGATGTAAATCTATTTGAATTCCGCCTATCCCTGTTTGTCCGTCTAAATTAATAACTGAACTTGTAGAAAGAAATCCTGAAGGAAGATGTAAAGAAAAAGTATTCGTATTTACATTATTATCTCCACTTGCTACAACTTTACCGTCAATATTACAAATTTTATTTAAGAAATAATTAGGGTTAGTTTGTTCTGTTTGAGATTGAAATCCTATAGCATCATTTAATGATGTGGTATATGATTTATGAGCGGAAACAAATCTAGAAACGTGGTGTAAATGCTCTATAACCTGTCGCCCTTTAATACTAGTAATAACAATTTGATCTATGCATCCTAAAATACCATTTCTCATTGTGCTATTTAATTGATCTCCTACCGCAATTTCGGCAGTTCCATCTTTTGTATGTTCTATATTACCATTAATTACAACAGTGCGACCTCTTAATAATGCTGATTGTTCCGAAATAATAAATGATACAACAGGCATACCCTGACGAATGGATACTTTGCCATTTGGACTAACATTTTGAGGTGATATCTGCAGATTTCTAAAAACTGGAGTATTTGACATTATTATATTATATATATATAATCTATATAATATAATTTATTTAATTAAAAATAAAAAATAATTTCAAATTATTTTTATGAAGATTTATCTTTTCAAAATAATTAATTAGTAATTGTATCAGTTAATAAATATAAATCAGATATATTAATAAAAGCATATTGTTTATACTCATATTTTCCCCTATCTTTTCTTCCTCCTTTTTTTATTTTATATTTATCTTTTTCAAAATCAAAACAATATAATCCATCTTGAAATAAAAATAAAAATTTATATTGTTTATTAGTTGTATCTTCCTCTGCAATTTTAATTTTATTATATCCAACCATAGTATCAGGATATTTATTATATTTATTATTACGAGTTTTTAATTCTATATTATATTTATTATTACTAAAATCAAATTCACAATTTTTAGAATTACAATTTAAATTATATTCTAAAGTATTATTTAAATAATCTAATACTTTATTTTCACATTTGATGCCTAAATTATAATCTTTATTAAATTTTTGTTTATACATATATATAATAACAAAAGATAAAAATGCCTAAAAAGAAATAATAATAGGCAGATATTTTATAAAAAATGCCCAATTCCATTTTAAAAGTCATAATTACTTAATATATTACTCTTTTTAGGCATTTTCTATTGTAAAGATATATATATAATTTAATCTTCTCTTAAAACTTCCAATTTACAATTTAACATATCATATCTAAATAAACCTGTTCTAATCTGACAATGATAATTAACTTTAGTTTCAGGTTTATTTTCATTTTTAATATCAACAATAAATTTTTTTTTCATTTTATTATCTGTATTTAATATTTTTATTGCTTTTCTTACTGAACTAATATAACCATATTTAGATATCTCTTCTGCAAGTTTTTCAATTTCATCTAAACTATTAAATGTAGAATGTTCTAATAAAAAATTATTATTACAATAATTTAATATTCTTTTAGCAGATAATATTGTATTATTTTTTTCTCTAATAGTTAAAATTTTATTACAATTTTCATTTTTTAAAAATAATCTTAATTCTTTATTATTTTGAATATTATAATTATTTTTTTTATTTGTTATCTTAAATTTTCTAAAATTTTTATTTATATATTCTATAACTTCTTTTTTACTGAGTTCTCTATCAATTATAAAAGTATCATCTAAATGTTTAAAAATATCAATTAATTCTAATTTACTAAATGATTTATGTATTTTCATATATATAGATTAAATATATAAAAAAATTTTCTATTATATAATTATATGAATTTATATAAACAATTATTAGAAAAACAAAGATTAGAACGAAATAAAAAAAGTTTAGAATATTATTACAGAAATAAAGATTATATTTTAAAAAGACAAGCACAAAAAAAATTATTACATCCTACTTATTATAAAGAATGGTATGAAAAAAATAAAATAGAATTAAATGAAAAAAGACGAACAAATAAAGGATCATATAAAAAAGTTAATAAAAATTATAATAAAAATACTAATTCTAATAATACCCCTTATAATAACCAAAAACCAAAAAAAGAACCTTGTTTTACATTATTTTTATAGTGCTAAATTAATCTAGTCATTAAATTTAGAATTCTTTTTTTTTCTAGGTTTATTAATTTTTTCATTAGGTTTTTCTAATTTAAATTTTTTATTTGCTAATTCAATTATTTCTTTAATTGTTTCATCATAAGATTTTTCTTCAGGTTCGGTTTCTATATTTGCTACTTCTTCGGACATATTATATATAATTAAACTAGATATTTTTTATTTTAATTAGATAAAATAAAAATTATAATATAATTATATATATATATAATAATGTCTTTAATCATACTTTCTAATGATTATGAAACGGAAACAAATAAAGTTCAGACAGCGTATAATTGGCGTAATTATATGACAAACTCTATTAATATTAAAAAGAATTCAGAAATTGCTGTAGTATCTGCAAAAATTGTTAAAAATAATCAGATTATAGTTCCTAAAGATTTTCAATTTTATTGTTATTGGGGTAGAGGTTATGACGGCGATACTTTAGCAAATCAAAAATCTGTAAGAGCATTAATAAGAACAGATCAAAATTTAAATGATGATAATGTTAATTATAATACTTTAGCACAAAGTTTAACACAAGCATTAAAATATGGTTTTGTATATCCTAATTTGCACGAAGAATCAAAAGTAGAAGTTGCTTATAATGCTTCAAAATTATTTACAGGTTTTAAATATTATATAATAGATAAAGAAACAGATACAGATCAATCAGGTTCATTAGATGATTTAATGTGGGAACATTTATATAATAGGTCTCATACTAGAGATGGTAAAACATATGGAGATATGGAATTTAATGATGCAAATAAAAGAATTACAGCAGGTGTAGATAGTATTTTTAACGTTATGCAGTATGATGCTAGACCAATGTCTTTAAAATCTGATGAATCAAGCGGAGGCGGTGAATGTCATTTTAATATAAAAAATGTTTCTGTTGATTGGTGTGTAGGATTAAAAGCACCAGATCAAAGAGGAGGATTAAAACATCCTAGAAATAATGAAGGTGATTACGGATTTAGTGGATTTAGTGCTGCGTTAAGGTTTCCAAGTTCTAATTTATATAATATGTTAAAATTAAATAATTTTGATTTTGTTGCATATTGTCAAGTAGTAGGAGGTAAAAATACATTATTTATGGCAACACTTATAGATAAGACATATTATCCAGTAGATTATTTTAGTGATAATGCTAATGTAAGTAAAACACAAGTAGAAATAACAGACCAACAAAGCCTAAAATTTATTACACAGGGTGAAGAAGTAAGAGTAGCAATAACAGATAAAGACGGATTAAATGATAAAATGCTTGTAGATCAAACATTAAATTCTAAAAATACTCATAATTTTAAAGCAATTACATTAACTACTTGTGCTTTAGTTCCATTTGTTGGATTATATACTAAAGATGATTATGTTGTTATAGATCAATTAAATGGTGCAAAAATAGAATATGAAGATGCAGATAATGGATTTCAACCTAGAGAAGAAGATGAAGAAGCAGGACTATTTGCTAATCCTTTTGGATGTTGGGCGACAAGAGCAATATCAAATAATAATAGTCAAAATTTTACTGCTATAGAAAGACAATACGGATTCCAAAATAGAAACGAATCATTTACAAGAAAATTAGATTTTTATGGTAATTATGATGGTGCTTTTATATTTTCTTCTTCTGATAAATCTTTACATAGTGCTAGAGGTATGGCAACATTAGGATTTGAAAATCCTATTACTAAAGATTGGACTCAATCAGGGAATCAACAATGGTTAATAGAATCATCAGTTAAACCTGAAACAGGAAATAAAAATTCATTATTTGTAAGGATAAATAATTTAACTACTAGATCATTTAATGCTGGATTACATAGTGAAAGTAAAATTATATATGCTTTACCTCGTTTTGGTAATGATTCAAACGGACAAGACGTAGGAGCATTATTTTTTGAACCTGGAGAAAAGACCTATATAGAATTAGGAAATACAAATGATATAAATATTAGTTCTTTAGACGTCTCTATAGTGAATGAAAATGAAACTTTAGCATATGATTTAACAGGTAAATCAGTTATAGTAGTTCATATTAGGCAAGTAAAATAAAATAAAACATATTACACAAATTAACACAAAATTTTAATATTTTAAATAAAATTTATTATGTATTATAGATATATATAATGAATTTTGATAAGTTTATGCCAAATTTAAAATTAATACCTAATGAAATTAATACATTTGCAGAAGATGATCTAAAAGTAGAAGAAGTAGAAGAAGAAGAAAAAAAACAGTATAATTCAGAGGATATATTTCAAAATAAAGAAGAAAATGATATTAGTATAATGGAATCATTAAATAATAATCAACCTGAAGAAGAAGAGGAAGAAGAGGAAGAAGAGGAAGAAGAACTACCCGATTTATCAGTTAAAGCAGTTAAAGATCGGGACAGGAGCAGAGCTCCGAACCCGAATAAAAAAAACTCTGAAGGAGTTTCTTTTGACGTTAAACCAAAAAAAAAAAGAGTTATGAGTGAAAAACAAAAAGAAGCATTAAGAAGAGGAAGAGAAAGATCTTTAGCAAATAGAAGAAAAAATAGAGAAGAAAAAGAGGAAGTAAAAAATTTACAAAGAAAAAAAAAAGAATTAACTAAAAAAAAATTATCAAATGAAGTAGATAGTTTAAATAATAATATAAGTGTTGAAGATGCAGTTTTAAATGGTATTGAAAGATATGATAAATTAAGAAAACAAAGAAAAGCAGAAAAGAAAAAAACTAAAGAAAATGAATACATAAAAAGCACTTTAAGAAGCGGACAAATTCCAACTACAAATATAACAGGTTTATCAAAAAGACAACAATTATTAAATATGTTAAATTAAATTATTATATTAATTAAATAATATAATAAATGGAACAATTACCAACACCACGAAAAATACCAGATAATATTGAAGATTGGAGCGATGAAATAGAGGAATTATTGAGCGAATGGGGCGAGATATCAATGTGTTATAGTTATTTACATAATTTTAGTCAAAGAAAATATAAAAGAAAATATCATCATTTACAAATTCCAATAATTATATTATCTACTTTAACAGGAACTGCTAATTTTGCTACTGATGGATATGTGCCTGAAAATATAAAAACGGGTTTTAGTGCTTGTGTAGGATCTTTAAATTTACTAGCAGGAATAATGGGAACATTATTAGCATTTTTAAAATATGCAGAAATATATGAAGGTCATAGAATTTCTGCGGTTGCTTGGTCTAAATTAGGACGTAATATAGAAATTGAATTGTCAATGGATTATAGAAAAAGAAAAAACTGTAGAGATTTTTTAAAGGTTTGTAGGTCAGAATATGATAATCTTTTAGAAAGTAGTCCAAATATAGATTTAGATATTATAAGAATGTTTAATAAAAAATTTAATGATAAATATCCTGATGTTAGAAAACCTATAATTTGTAATGGATTGAAAGCAATTAAGGCATTTAGAGAAGATGAAAAAATTATTCTTACTACTTCAAAAGAGAGCAATAATACAAGTAATGATTTAGATATAATTGATGAAGAAGCATAATATTTTTATTTGAATGAATAATATAAATTATATTAATTATTATTATATGAGTGAAATAATAAGAATTAAAAATAATAATAAAAATAAAATAAAAGATTTATCAGGATTAACTACTAAATTGCATCTTGATAATCAAAAAAATAATAAAGAAATATTACTAGATATTTTAGAAATACTTGATAAATTAAATGATAGATTAAAAGATATTGAAATGAATCATAGACAAATTTATTTATGGGTTAAAAAACAAGAAGAAATAGAAACTGAACCATTAAAAAGCGGATGGTTTTATTAGATATAATTTTTTTAAAAATAATATTTACTTATAATATAATGGATAATATAAGTATTTTAATTCCTACATATAATAGACATAAATTTTTAGAATTATGTATAGATAATTTAAAAAATCAATCATATAATAAAAAATTATTAGAAGTTGTTATATTAGATGATGGAACAATACCATTTATAAATGATTTAAATAAATTTAAAGATGAAATAAAACCAATTCAAGTAAATTATATTAAAGATAATACTAAAAGAACTATAGGATTTAAAAGAAATAAATTAGTAAAATTAGCAAAACATAAAATAGTTTGTTTTATGGATGATGATGATATTTATAATGATGATTATATTAAATATAGTCATCATAATTTAAAAATTAATAATGCAGGATTAGTTGGAAGTAATGAAATGATTTTTGTTTTTCCTTATGATGAATGGAAAATAACAATGATTAAAACACCTGAAAAAAAAAATGATACACGAAGGAACAATAATGATGACTAAAAAATATTTTAATAGTAGTAATAAATTTGAAACTAGTAATGAAGGAGAAGGATCAAAATTAATAAATAATAATGATAAAAGAGTTGTATGTTTAGAATGCGTTCATATAATGATCTGTGTAGCACATAATAATAATACAATTAATAAAAAAAGATTTAATTTTACTAATAAAGAAAATATTAGATATTATACTCAAGAAGATAATAAAAAAAAATTATTAACTAAAATATTAAATATAAAATAAAAAAATAAATTTATTAAAAAAATATATTATATAGTTTATATATATAATATAATGGCGACACATAAGGATTATAAAAATTTTGTGAAGAAATATAATTCAGAATTTGGATTTAGAGGATATAGTAAAATGAGAAAACAAGAATTAATAAATAAAATTGAATCTGTTTTAGATAAATCAAGAAAAGAAATAAAAGATGAATATAAAAAATTAAAAGAAATGAAAAAAGAATCTAAACCTAAACCAGCACCAAAAGCAAAACCAGCACCAAAACCTAAACCAGCACCAAAAAAAGAAATAGTTAAAAAAGAAATAGTTAAAAAAGAATCTAAAACAAAAAAACAAAAATCATTAATTTATAATGAACGAACTTTGCAGTTAATGTTTCCACAATTAGCAGGTTATCCTATGGGAGATAAAAGAAAATATACATTAGATGAATTAACTACAGCATATCAAGTAGCGGATAAAGTTTTAACACCATTCCAAGCAAGAGAATGGAAAGAAAAATATGAAGATAAATATAAAAAAAAAGTTTCATTAAGTGAAAGACTAAAAGAAAAAAAAGAACCAAAAAAAGAAATAGTTAAAAAAGAACCAAAAAAAGAAGAATTAAGCGATAGATTAAAAAAATTTAATATTGAAGTTATGCAATACTTAAATAAAGTTAATGAAAGAAAAGTAAAAAGTATGGATCAAAATAAAAGAGAAAAAACAGCATTAATTAATTTTGTTGAAAAAAATGCTCCTAATTCAAAAGTATTACAGATAGAAAATTCACCAGTAGTAAAAGATAATAGAAAATTTTATGTTAAAGGTCCTAAGCGGTTTATATTTTCTAAATCCGTAGATAAAAAAACAATAGATTTTATAGAAAATAAAAAAAACTAAAAGGAACCTCTGATGCCTTAAAGAAAGAACCAAAAAAAACTAAATTAAATATTAATAGAATTGAAAGAAAAAAAATGATTTTAGAATATAAACAAACATATAATAAAGATCCTTTTAAAGTATTAAATTTAAAATCTACAGCAACTAAAGAAGAGGTTATACAATCTTGTAAAAAATTAAGATTAAAACATCATCCTGATAAAGGAGGAACAAAATTAAAAATACAAGAAATTAATGATGCTTGTAAATTATTATTATTAACATTTGAAGAACCTGAAGAACCTGAAGAACCTGAAGAACCCGAAGAACCAAAACCTAAACCTGCACCAAAGAAAGCAGAACCAAAAAAAGAACCAGTTAAAAAAGCAGAACCAAAGAAAGAAACTAAAACACCTGATTTAAAAAAACCTGAAATACCAGATAATATTATTAGGAAATTAGATGATAAATATGGAAAATTATTACAAAAATATAATCCATACAAAAGTAATTATATTACTGAAACTATTAAAACTGTTTGTAGTGCTGATAAATGGAATTCTACTTATTCTATTGATGCAGAACAAACCGCTGAATTAATAATATGTAAATTATATAATATATTATTTACTAAATATGATAAAGATAATTTAGATAGAATAATTACAGAATATAAAAAATTAGATTTTGAAAAACAAAAAAAAACATTTGAGTTTATGAATAAAACACATAATAGATTATGTAAAATGAATAAAAAAAATGTATCAGAAGTTTTAAATATGAGAAAAGAATTATTAAAATATTCACCAGGCGAACAACTGTTAAAAAGAAAATATAGAAAAAAAGTAAAAGGTAAAATGGTTGAAAAAGAAAGAATAATAGAAAGTAATAAATATTCAACATATGGTATAATATTACAATGGACTTATGAAACATTAAAATATTTAGAAAAAACAAATGATTTTTGTAAAGTATTAGATTCAAAAATATCTTTATTTGAACCAAAAAAAGAAACAGTTAAAAAAACACCAGTTAAAAAAGAAACTAAAGATTTTAAAGATACTACTGCATATTATGAATTAAATAGATTCTATGAAATTATAAATACATTTTTATCATCACCAAGTAAAAGAAATCAAAAATATTTAGATGATTTAGATATAGATAGAGAAGATAGAATATATTTATACAGTGCTAAAAAAGGTATGGATTTTTATCCTACTCCTCAAGTTTGTATAAATGTTCCTGAATTAATAGATGTATTTAATGAATCAGATACTATTTTTGAACCAACCGCAGGATTAGGAAATTTAATATTTCATATATTAAGTTTAATAAATAGTAAAAATATACCTAATTTAAAAATAGATGCAAATGAATTTAATGATAAAATATATAGTATATTAAAAAATAAAATGGGTAAATATATTAATAATATTACAAATAAAGATTATTTAAAAATGGATGTAAATAAAGCATATGATTTAACAATATTAAATCCACCATTTACAAACTATAAAAAACCAAAATATTATTTAGAATTTTTAATAAAAGCAGTATATGACATTAATCAAAATTTAAATAAAAATTGGAATAATTTAATTTTTATATCACCTCCATTACTTGGAAATGATGAAAAAGAAGGGGATACATTCGGTTTTTATAAAATTTTAAATAATATAAGTAATAAAGATTTAGAAAGGTGTATAAGTAATTTAACAGATAAAAAATTAAATAAATATGAATTACTATATTTAAAAGGAATGAATGAAGAAGAAGATAATAATAAAGTAGATGACGAAATAGCAGAAATATATGATGATCTTGATATGTTCCAATGTAAATTAATTAAAAAATGTAAAGGATTTGGAGGAACATCATTTACTGCGAATGTTTATCATTTTATATCATATCGGAAAAATTAAATAATTAATACTAATAATAATATTATCATATATATATATAATAATATTAATGAATGATTCAACTATACAAGAAACACATATATTAGAATGTAATAGATTACATAGTATAGAGTATAAATCAGATAATAATGAAAATCCAGCAACTTGGCAAAATGTCGTAGGTGCTTTAGATGTTAAAAAAGGTGATACTGTTGAATTACATTCTGCATTTATAGGTGAGAGAGGATGTAGCACATTAAATGCTATTGAATTTAAAGGAAGTAAAATAAGCGAAGATAAACATACAATAACTTATACACAAATTAAAAAAAGTGAATTAAGAGATACAAGAATTTATATAGATAATCCATTTGCTAAATGGGAAGTATCAACAATAACTGAGGATGTAGATCAAATAGATAATAAAGCAAATATAGTAATAGGATTTTATAAAAATTCTAATTTAGAAAATACAATGTTTTTACCTCGTAAATTTGCTTATAAATCAGCAGATATTCCTCATTCATATTCTGCAGTAGATGATGCTTCATATGGTATGTGTTTTACACCTTTAACTGAAACTTATATTACTTATGATTATGGTAAAGGTGTTTATAATTCTGCTACAAATACTAATACTTTTGTTAAACCTCTTTCAGATAATTCTAGATTTACCTGTTTAATTCGTCAAGGTGTTAATTATGTTAATGCTGTTGCGGGTGCTGAATTTCAAGATAATTATAAAGATCCTGCTTTATGTGATTATGATTATTATAGAGAAAAAATTGAATTAAATGTAGATAAAGGATATAATGGAGCAGATGATATAGCAACTGTATTAACTCAACAATTAACAGCAACAAAACGACAAGATACATTTTATAGTGATCCTGATTATGCTGCAAGTTTAACATATGAAACACAAACATATAAACCTATGTTATGTGCTAATTCTTTATTTACTGATAGCATCAGAACTTCTTGGGAAGCAGGAACAATTAATGCTGATACAATAAGATATAATAATGCTTATCAATTTATATGGTGTAAAAGACCTGATTTCTTTTTAGGTGGTAGAAATTTAAATGACAGAGGAGGATTTCAATTAGTTAATGAAATAACAAAACAAGCAGGAGATAGAACTACTAATGCTCCATTAGTTTTAAATCTTGAATGGAATATAACAAATTTAAATAAATTAAATGATTATTTTAAAATACAAAAAAATAATTGGAATGATTTTTTTTGGAATAATCAATTATATTATATGAATGTTAAAGATGGCGAAATTACAACTCCATATGCTAGATTTTTACATATGAATATAAAAAAAAATGCATCTATGTCAGATCCAGCAGTTTTAGGAGATGATTCATATAATTCAAATGCTACATTAACCGATTGCTTACAATCAGGACCTGTATTTTTTTATTTTGATGAAACATATGAAGATATACAAACTTCAGGATATCATACAGATAAATTATTTTATGGTTTTGCTACAAGAACAACTGTTTTAGGTGTTGAATATATTACATTACATCCAAATGTTGCTACACCAGTATCAGGAGCACCTATAGGAATACCTAATAGTTTTATACCTGATGCGACTTTAGAAATTGGACGTAGAATAGGACACGATTATCATTTTAATGCTTATGGAAATTTATGTATGTCTATTTTTAGTGGTTATTTAAATACAGATGAATCAGGTAAATTTTCGCCGGGTATTAAAACACCCGGAGGTGTTAGTGTAGCATTATCAAACACATACGACCATATTTATTGTGGAGCAACTCAACCATTAATATCATATGAAAACGATCATTTTAATATATCTTTATTACATAATCCAGAAAATATAGGACAAATAGATTTTACAGTTGGTAGCACTCTTGCTGGAGCACAAAAGATAACAGACACCGCTTCAGATACTTGTTATAGATTAAATAAAAGAGTTCCTAACGTTCAATATTGCCCTGATGCTAAACCATATGAAAAAGAAACATCAATAACAAATGGAAAAGTATTTCAAATTAATATTAATGCAGTTCCGTATAAAATATTTGACGCACACGGAGGTATATTTATAGAAGATTTTGGATATAATAAATTAGATCATAAAAATGGTTTATGGGGTATAATGGGTTTTTCATACGACCAATTTAATGCTCCATTAACTAGTAATAATTTAAGAAATTCTAGAATTACATCTGATAATAATTATAATTTACAATTTCCAACAACTAATGCTGTTGTAGTCTCTTCAAGTGCTAAAACTTATACATTAAATCCATATAATGCGGGGTTTTTTACTAATCAGTTGCCTACCCCTTATTTAGATTCCGCAAATCCATTATATCCTGCTATAGTAATAACACCTGCAGAATCTATAAAATTAATTTCTGAAAATTTACCAAGAAAAATGTTAAAACCTTATTATACTATAAGATCATCTATAATACCTTATTTAAATTATACAGGTGCTAAAGATAGTAATACTTTATTACCTGTTATAGGTGTAGTAAATAAAATTAATGGTGATGGTGATTTTTATTTTGAAACATCAAATAATATGTCATTTATTGCTAATAAAAATTTTACTGTAAATGATATATATACTTCTATTCACGATCCTGACGGAACATTTGCGACAGTTTCATTAGATAGTTGTGTATTAATTAAAGTTATTAAAAATGTTGAAATGGTTGATGCAGTTCAACAAATATTAGCAGAAGACGAGGCGGAACAATCTAAAAAGAAAAAATAAATATAATAATATTATAATATAATATTATATTTAATTGTGCCTAATTCCATTTTAATTTTAATTATTTACTATATATTTTATTATTTTTAGGCATTTAATAATTGTGTTTTTTTTTAAAATATAAATAAGCATCTGAAATATAAGCAGTCATATTAACAAAATTAAATTGTGAATCAGTGGTTAAAGCATCTTCAGTTAAATACTGATCTTCTGTAATATCCGATACTAAAATTTGATTTTCTACGACCTCATCTTGTCTATCATCTAAAATGTTTTCAAACCTTTGTTTTATATCTTTCATTACAAATTTAAAATTTGAACGGGCATATTCTTCTATTTTGTCAAGGTGTTCTGTATCCTCTTTTATATCGTAAATCATACCTAATATATCATTTGGTAAATCGTTAATATTCATTATAAAAAGTTCGTTTTCTGCAAAAAATAAA